ATCAGCGGCAGCATCGACCACGGGCGCACGCCGTCGCCGATCTTGAGCACCGGCGCGGAGCTGCCGACATCCGCTGCGCCGATCTCGCCAACCATCAGCACGGCATCGTTCGCGGCCCAATCCGCCGACGTGTGCGCGAGCGACTGAAACCGACCGGGAAAAATTGCCATGGCTCAGCCCTCGTCAATCTCGATCAATAAACCGACGGCGAGCATATCCTCGAGGCGCGTCGCAATTTGTTCGCGCGTCCCCTCGCCATGTGCCAGCGCCATCGCAATGAGCTGTTCGCGCGTGCGCGGCGTGTACGCCATCACGATCATGCGCCCGGCGGCATCGCAGCAGCCTCGCACGCCCGGTGCGCTCTGAATGCGTACGCTCATAGTCCAATCTCGGGACGCACCGGCAGACTCGCCGTGTCGTGCGTGTAGACGCGCGAGGTGTAGTTCACCGCGCCCAACGTCACTTGCTCCGCGCTTGCTTCCACACTCGTCAACAGCCATTGCCGCGTCGTGACGTTCGCATCGTTGTAGAACGCGTAAAGCGTGCCGAGCGAGTCATCTCGACTCTTGATGCGCACCGCTGCGATGGGTGCGCGCGACAGCAGCACGCTATTGGGCACGCCTGACACCGCGCTGCACGGGATGACATCGACCTTGGTGCCCTCAATGTCGCGCAACAGGATCGAGTAGGTGCCAGGCGCAGTGAAGTCTAGGTCGTGATCGAGCGTGAGCTGCAGGCCCGCGACGCGAATCACTTCGCCCGCTGTCAGTGCGAGGTTGCCAATATCGTCGGTGATGTGCACGACATCACCCGGCCGACAGATGCGTCCGTCCTCGGTGACGTTCAGCGAGAGTTGCTCGCGTCGATAGCGCAGCTTGTTCCACTCGTAGGCTGCTCGCCGCCACGCTTGCGCCCAATTCGCGCACACCGGTGCGATGCGCAGCACGTTCGTTGGCGTCGGGTTCGGCGGATCTGAATAGATCAGCTCGCGCAGCTTCCAGCTGGCTTCGGGATCGAACCACTGCACCTGAACGGCATCATTCTCGTCATCGCTTTTCATCAGCATCGACACCGACTCACCCTCGCCAGACTTCGTGCGCGCATTGAACAGCGCAAGCGGCGTCGCGTTCGCCGCATCGCGTGTGACGTAGATGCGCCGCCCGACGCGATACACGAGTGCACGCACCACGTCGGCGACTTGCGCCAGCTCCGCATCGATGTCCTGTTGCTGATCGAGCGCCAGCGCGATCTTTCCCTGCGCGCCGCCGTCCATCGCATCGAGCTGCGCCTGCAGCGCATAGATGCCGTCCACGTCGATCTCGCTATAGGCGCGGTTCGCGCCGTCGATCGCGTGGCAGCGCTCGATGAATGAGTCGGCCCACTTGTCTGACTCGGTCATCACCCATGCAGAGCCGTTCCAGCGCGGCGCGATTCGCGTGGCGATGACGTTGAACGAGCTTGCGCCCGTGCTCGTGGCGCTGCGCGAGTTGCGCACCGTGGAGTGCAGAATCGTTACGTCGGGATACTCGCGCGGGGGCAGGATCTTCGCGGCGCGAAACGATGCCCACACCGAGGCGTTGACGTACTGCGTGGTATCCGTGTTCGGCAGAATCTGCGTCAATCGCTTGAGGCGCACCTCGATCGCGCCCGTCCCAGGCAATGCGAGCGATGCCACGTCGATCACATCCGTGCGACGCAGATAGGTCGCACGCTTCGCAACGAACGGCTCCAGCGTGATCGTTAGCTGCGGCTCCTCAACGCCTTCGCGACGGAACTGCGCTTCGACAAACACTGCACCGGGCTTGTGAACGCCCTCGACCACTTCGAATAGTCCTTGCGGGAACGCAATGTCGATCCACAGCTGATCTGCGTCCGGAATCGGCGAGCGCATCCACACCGTTTCCAGTGGGTCGGTGGGATCCTCGCGCGGCGCGCGCGCTTCACCCACTGCGCTCTTGAGCACCTTGAACACGCGCAGTTGTGTCACCGAGCGAGCCCACGTGCCGTAGCTCACCTGGGCGCCGTACACGTCAACGCCCGGACTGATCAGCGTTTTGTAGGTGCCGTCGCTCTGCAGTTGCCATTGCATCGTCGCGATGCGGCTGCGAAAGGTCGTCCCAGAATGAATCACCTCGATCTGCCAATGATGGTCGCCGATCGGGATCAGCTCGCTGTTGATGTCGATATAGGCGAAGTAGGTGAGGATGCTCACGTCGGGATCGCCCGGCGGAAACTCGGGCGGCACCATGTCTGCTTGCGTGTCGCCGACGATGTCGCCCGTGTGCTGCACATACGGCACGATGATCGGCTGCACACTCGGCTCGTCCGCCACCGGTCCATCGAGCACGTACACATACGGGCCGGTGGCTTGCTCGGGCGGCGGAATCTCATCCACCCAAAACTCGCCGTTGTTGTACAGCGTGCCGTCGATCACGATCGGGATGCCGAGCGCGATTGATTCGAGGCGCTCCGGCGAGATCATCTGCTTGGTCGCCGCAACGAATTCAACGTCGGACGCTGTCTCACCCGCTCCAAACACCGAGTCCAGTGACAAGTTGTCGACCGTGGGCGCAGCGCGCAGCACGGGAATGGCCGCCACCTCTTGCCCCGGCCCGTATTGAATCGATGAGCTGCCGACGATCGATTCGAGCGGCGTCTCGCCGAGCTTCTTCTCCGTGATCACGTAGGCACCCACGCCCACCACAAAGAACTGCTCCACGTCCTGAATCGTGGGCCACGTCCAGCGCTCGATCGGCGCGGTGAGCAGATCGGGAAACACTCGCAAGCGCCCGAGAATGTCCGGCACGCGTGCACCGGCACGCAGCACATTGGTCTGTCCCGCCAGCTGATTCGTGCCGCTCTCGCGCAGCTCGGTGAACTGTGTGAGACGCGGGCGCGGTGGGCGCGGCGTGAGCAAATACGACACGAACGACATCAACGCCGCGAAGGCGAGCTGTCCCCAGATCGCGGGAGTGCCCGGCACGCGAACGAGAAAAATCACATCGGTGTGTGTGATCACGAAGCGCGGTGCATTCTCGGGTCTGATCTCGTGTATCTCGGCGACTTCATGCCAGTACAAGCGCCAGTTGCCCTCGATGCGTTCGGGGAACAGGCGCATGAGTTCATCGTCCAACCGCGCGCCCACGATCAACGCGTGCTCGCGACGTTCGCCCGCGAGCACGTCCTGCAGCTCGATCAGACACGGCGTTACGTGGTCGTGCATTCGTAGAACTCCACGCGCGCGAACAGCTCGCCGATGCGAGCGCGCGGCGTCCATGCCACCCCGAGCAACTCATACGCATGCAGCACGCCGCCCTCGATCCACACCCCGCAGTGATGCAGACGCGCGAGCTTGGCGCGTCCGAGCGCGACCGCGCAGCCCTCGCGTGGCTCATCGAGACGCTGCCACGGGGTGAGCGTCTCGTGTGCGCCGAGCGCGCGACGAATGCCCAGCGCGCACGCCTGTGCGCTGCTGAGCTTGCGCGCGGGAATGCCCGCCCACGGCGTCTCGCGCTCGAACCAATGCCAACGCACGTATGACATGAGCGTGTAGCAATCAAAGCCCGTCTCAGGCGTCACGCCCCCGCGTACGTATGGCGTGCCCACGAGCAACAACGGGGATGCGAGCGGCGAGCTTCGCGGTGCGTCTGGGATCGATTCGAGAGCGCAGCTCATAGATACACCAGCGGCGGGAACAGATCGAACGTGTAACGAATCCCGGCCGTCACATTCGGCAGCGAATCGGCGGAGGCTTCGCACTCGACCACGAGTCGATTCGCTTTTGTGCTCGTGACGAACAGCACCAACGGATCGTAGGCGGGTGCGCTGCGTCGCGTGTCGAGATAGACGCGCACCGTCAGCGCGACCGGCTCCTGCAGATCATCGAGCGTGAGTGAGCGCAGCTCCTTCGTGACTGCCCCGTTGGCATTGTCGATGCGCAGCAGGACGCGTTGCTCGGTGCTCAGATTGTCGGTCGCCTGATCGATGACGAAGCCGAGCGGCTCGGCAGTGAACTCCACCGCGTTCTCATCGATCGCAGTGAAGGGTTCGCCGTAGTCGCTCACGTACTTATCGCCAAAGCGCGTGTGCGAGAACTGCAGCACGGTCACACCCTGCGCGCGTACTTCGCCGTGCTGCGTGAGCCACTTGGCATAGTTGCTTTCAAAGGCTGCAGGCATGCGCTAGCACTCGTAACGATCGATATGCGACAGCGGAAAGTTGTTCACGAAGGTATCGGTCGCATCGAGATCCGCGACGTAGATGTCCGGCGACACGCCATCGTCTCGATAGATCGCCGTGAAGTGCTCCACCATGTAGGCGTCGCAAATGCTGGGATCGACGCGCGTGCGAATCAGTTGCCCGCTGAGCGTCCAGCCGCGCCCGAGCGGCGCGTACTGGTAAGGCTCGATGAATGCAACGATGCGCGACCCGCCGATCCACGGCGCGTAGAACTCCCCGTCGTGATCGCGCGCGCAGACTCGATACCAGTCCTCGAACGCCTGCATTTGCGCCTGCGTGAAAAAGCAGCGAAACGAGAACAGCATCGAGGCTGTGCGCGCGTGCACGCGCAGACGCGTCGGCCCACCGAGCACGTTGGTGCGCGCGACGCGACCGGGTCCGACGATGCGCATCGAATCGGCTTGCGGATTGGGCAACGTGTCCGGCCAGAACGCCGGGCTCTGGTACGTCACGCGTGGGGCTGGCTCAGGCATCAGAATGCGCCTCCGGAGAATCGCGGCAGCGATTCGCGCTCGATCTCGATCGCACCGCCCACTTGCCAACGATCGCCGCGCACGCGATTCGCGCTCCAGTCACCGAGCAGACGACAGCGCACGCTCGGCTGTTCGGTGCCCCACGGCAGAAACATCGAGAACGGGAGCGATCCGTCGTTAAGGTCGTAGACGTACCACTGCTGCCACGCGCGGAACTGCGCATCCGACATGTCGAGCCCGAAGCTCAGCTCGATCGGTGCCGAGGAGTCGGCGGAGCGTGAGAGAAACGGCGCAGGGAACGATCCCGACAGCTGCGTGCGCAGAAGCGAGCGCACGTCGACCGACTCGCGCACGATGCAGCCGAAGGCGGCGGTGTTCCATGCAGGCAGTGCCGCCACGTCACACTCTCCGTCGCAGACCGTAAGCGCGCGACAGCGATGCAGCGGTCACGCCGTATCCGGCGCGAATCGATCGATTCACTTCACTCAGCGCCATGTTCGCGCCGAGCTGCGCGGCACGTAGCGTGATCTCCAGTCGATCGCTTTCGGCACTTACCTGCGCGTCAGCGTTCACGCCGGTCTGATTGTTCACGATGATGCGCGGCAGCGCGCCCGTGACGCCCAACCGTCCATCTGCGCTACGTTTGAGCGGCATCACGGCTTCGGCCCCGGCTTCGCCCATGAGACCGACGCGACCGCCCGCGAGCGGAAACGTCGTCGGCGAGCTGACAACACCGCCGTAGGCAAACGGCACGACTTGCCCACGATTGAACACGTTGCCCTTCGCGGAGTTAAAAAGCAGATTCTCGATGAGGGCAGCATCACCGCCGCCCGTCGCGCCGGCACCGAGTCCTTTCATCACCGACGAGGTGATGCCGAGGATTGCTTTTTGAATCGCGATCTCCGCAAGCCCTTGCGCGATCGACTTGAAAAAGTCGCGCGCGTTGTGGGTCGCGCCCGTGAACACGCCCGTGAGCGAATGCGCGAGCACCTGCGCGGCATCGTTCGCGCTGATGATCTGTTCAACGAACGACTCTTGCTGAAGGATCGGCGGCTTGATGCTTGCCATCGTCTTCGCGAGTTTCTCGGCTTGCTCGTTCTCGATCTCCTGCAGGTCCACGATTTCGTAGTGGAGATCCTTTTGCGTGTCGACCTCGATGGCGATGATTTCCTGACGCTTGGCAGACTCCTCGGCTTCGGTGCGCGTGCGCAGAACGATCTCCTCGAGGTTGGATCGCGTGCGCATTGCCTTGAGCTGCTCATCGAAGTGGCGACGATCGGCGAGCGCTTGTTCATACGTCTCGCGCGTCTCCTTGATCGGGCCGAGCATGTCCTGCCATTCTTCGCGCGACAGCTCGATGCCGAAATTTGCACGACGCTCGGCCGCACTGATGCCCTGCACTTGAAACAGATCCTGCGGTCCTTGCTTGTAGCGCGCGAGCGCCGCGTT